ATGAATGGACTCATGCGGTTAAGTATCCTACGACATTCGCTGACGGTATGGGTAAAGCAACGAAAGCCGCAAAAGAATTAAAGAAGACGCTTCTCGGTATTGACGAGATACATAAGCTCGATGATAATTCAACTTCCGCGACGGCAAGCGGAGTGAGTAGTACTGCTGCGAAATATCAATTCGTAACCGACGAGCTTGATGTTAAGCGCGCCGATGAACTTGTCAAAAAATTCAAATTGATACTTGGAATAGCCGGTGGAATTGGTCTTGCCATCGCTGCATGGAAAATAACAAGCAGTGTGGTCAATTTCTTTGGACTTCTTTCGCAAATCAAAGGAACAAATACCACTGCTACGCAGGTAGGAGATGCGGGAACTTCGGCATTGAATGGAAAATTAAAGTCAATAGCTAAAGACCTTGCCTGGGGGCTTGTCATTATTGCCGAGGTAGCAGTTGCGGCTGGACTAGTTGTCGGTGCTGTATGGGGACTCGGAGTAATGCTGGAACAAGTAGGTAAAGCATGGGAACCCGTGATTGCGAACGGAAAAACAGTGGCTATCGCAATGGGAATCGGTGTAGGTGTGTTGGCTGCTGTAGGTGCGGTAACGGCATTGTTGGGCAGTGTTGGTACACCTCTTGTTGCATATTTGGGTCTTGGTATCGCGATGCTTGCTTTGATTGGAGTTTCGACGGGTCTGTTTATTGTCGAAATATGGGCGATAGGCAAAGGTCTTGATGAGATCGGTAATGCATGGGCGCCCGTTCTTGAAAACGGAGAGACCATAGCTAAGGGTATCAGTCTTGGCACGGCTTTACTTATTGGTATTGGCGTTGTTACCGCTGCGCTCGGAGCGGCGACCGTCGCGAGTGTTGGGCTGCTTCCGGTAGCTATCGGTCTTGGTACTGGGTTGTTGGTTGAACTCAGTGGTGCTGTTGTGGCATTTACGATTGAACTTGTTATAGTTGCCAAATCTTTAGGTGATGAGTTATATCCGGCGCTGCGAGACCTTAATGGTAAATTACCGTCGCTGTCAAAGGATATGAGCAGTTTTACGGAATTTATGAAAGATTTTGCGCAAAAGGTTGTCGATTACTCAAAGAGTAGTCTTTTGGCGGGATTTGCGAGTACGGTCGATACAATTATAGGATTCTTTTTAAAAGACCCTATAGAGTCAATGGCAAAAGATGTTAATAAACAGAGAACGCAGACAGTTAAACTGAATGACAAGTTGCGCGAGGCAAATCCTGAATTGGGTATTGCGATATCGCTTATGGGTGAATATTACACTCTTTTAGAGCGGATTGAGACGCTCACCGGCAAAAGTAACAATATATCTCTTGCTAATGGTATGTTTGTCAACATGAAAGAGGTAGGTAAGAATTTAGTAACCGGTCTTGTCGCGGGTATCAGTTCTAAAAATTCCGAGCTTGCCCAGGCAATTAAATCTGTCCTGAAGGATTCTTTGTCGAGTAATGTCGCCAATTCATACGGCTATAATTTCGGAAAAAATCTCGGAACAGCAGTTGCCAATGGCTTCAAAAGTGCTCGCTTCCCGACACTAAAAGGAGATATTAATGTTGGTAGTACAGGTTCGGTCGATTTGAAATTGAAAGCCTATGCCTCCGGTGGTTTCCCTGCATCGGGACAGCTTTTCGTCGCTCGTGAGGCTGGACCTGAGCTTGTCGGTACAATGGGCGGTCGAAGCACTGTTGTTAACAATCAGCAGATAGTTGAAGGTGTTGCGAACGGCGTATATCGCGGTGTGCGTGATGCAATGGCTGAAAGCGACGGCGGTACTCCTATAATCGTTCAAGTAGTCGACAGAGCCGGAAATGTTATCGAAGAGATAAAAGCCGCAAATCTTAGAGCAGGACGAACTCTTATCCCGGTAGATGCATAGGAGGTGAAACATCAATATGGCTTTTACAGCAGGCATGAATCCCTTGAAGTCGGTCGGTGGTAAAACAGTCAAATGTCCCTCACAGTATAAGTGGGAGCAGATTGATGTTTCCGCCTCTGATGCGGGTCGTACCGAAGATGGACTCATGCATAAGAAAAAAATAAGAACCGTAGACGGGATAACTCTTGAGTGGGCTTATCCCACTACGATTGAGTTAAAGGCTATTTTAGCAGCTTTTTCGGCAGAGTACATATCAATCACTTATCTTTCTCCGACGGCGGGGGACTTCGTGACGAAAACATTTTATGTGGGCGATAGATCGTCTCCTATGTACAACAGTACACTGAACCGTTGGGAGAATGTAAGTTTTAAAATCGTAGAGAGGTGATGTTATGTATCCAATAACTTCTGCCGGGCTTGCTGCTCTGCGAGAGGATGTGGTGCAGTCCGTCAATATCCTCTGTACGCCTACCAAAGGCACGGCATTTAATATCACCGACAAAGACATTATCGGCGCGGTAACGGTGGACTGGTCGAGTGTCACGGGCAGTAAGCTTGATTTGGGCTCGGCGTGTATGTCAGAACTGAGTTTTACTCTCGAAAATACCGACGGCGCTTTTGACGACAAGGTGTTCGAGGGCGCACAACTGTATGTCACTACAAGCTTTTCAACGGGCTCGACAACGGAGACGGTGCCTATC